TAATTGAATTTCTTCACGCTTCAATTGAAGTTCTTGTTGCTGGGCTTGAATGGTCGGGTCTTGCTGCTGTTGCATTGCAGCTTCTTGGGCAGCTTTCTGGCTGTGCATTTGAAGAACTAGCGGGGCAGCTTCGGCAGACAGGCGGCTAACCTTCAATTCAATTTCTTCATCCATATCTTCATCAGAATTTGGCAAAGAAACACCCATTTGTTTCTCAATATCGACCCGATATTTAAACGCCATATGCTCCATTAGGTGAGCTTGCAAAGACTGTTGAATAACATTTGCCATTGGATTCTGACCAATTATTTTTTGCATGGTTGGGTCTTGTGCCGCCGCCATATGAACCTGAATATGTGCGTCGTGATCTTGATACAGAAAAGCTTTTACCGGTTTTGCATTCAACAGGTTCATATTCTCTGTAACAGGGTCTTTTGCTTTGATATCGTCTTTGTCAGGAATAATTAAATCCGCATTCTTCATACCTAATACCCGCAGAGTCTCACGGTGCAGCATAGGCAAGTCGTAGAGTTGTGGAGCAGAGGAGGCTAATTGCATTGCCGCCTGATACTGCGCCATCCTTTGAACTGAACTAGAAGCGTTCGGGTCTGAAACTGGAATGATGTCGCAATGCTCATAGTCAGACTGCTTGACCATCCTGCCGCCATCAGTTTCATAGCTATACTCTTCCGGCGCATAGTCACGAATAATTCCTTTAAGGAGTTTAAACTCCTTCTTCATGGCGGAATGGATACGCGCTTGAACCGCAGACATGACTTTCATCATGCGTTCAATGATTGCTAGGGTCGTTCCTACCGGAGCTTGCTGGTTCATATCCGCCACTTTCATGTCGGCGGTAGAGGCCAAGCTACGCCCCTCATCTACAACCTCTTTAAACAGCATAAAGAGGGTATTTGAAGGTTCTTTGTAAGGCAGATTCATAATGTTGTCCCGAATCGTGCCAGCCGGAACGTCAACATCACGGAATTCACCCGGAGATATCGGGGTATCGTCGCCTTTAATTCTCAATCCACGGGCTTTTAATCCACCCGGAAGGTTTGCCAGCGTTCCAGCATCAACTAATTGACGCAGAATTGAAGTTGCACCCTTGGCATAGCCGCCCAAGATATGAACGTAGCCAAATCCATACGCGCCAAACCCCGGAATAAAGGTGTATTGAACGAAGTGATCCCGTTTTGCTTTGGTTTTGTCGTCTTCCTTCCAGTTACGGTAAACGGCAAAGATATTTCCCATTCCATCTAGAGTAACAACATACGGAAGAGCTATACCAGTGGGTTCGCCATCATCTTTATCTTCAAAACCGTCAATATCTAATTCAATATGGCACTCATAAAGCGTATAGCGGTCGTCTTCAAGTGAGTTTGTGCCTGAAAGCCTTTGTTTTTTCTTTTCAATATCATTTTCTTCAGGCGGTGATTTTTGCAAATCCTGATCAATATAGAATCCGGCTTGCATCAGTTTGTAAATTTCGTTTTCACTCTTACGCATTACTTGCGTAATACGCGGACAACTGCTTAATTCTGTGCAGCCGTAAGGCAAATAAACGTCTTCTGCCGGAACATACATTGAAACCTGACGATCCAATGAAGGATCGAAATAGATTTTCTTGAAGGCGGAACCACAAAAGCCAAGGTTCCACAGCATCCGCTCATGTTCTGGGCGGTATTCAGACATGTTCTCCGTCAACTGCCAGTTCATGTCATCTTTAACCCGTTCTGCCGCCTCTTCTTTTTCTTTATTGGTCTTACCAATTACTTTGGTATGAACAGGCCCAGCCGCAGGAAATGTCTCAAGAATCATTTCGGATTGAAATTTGATAACAGCTTCAGACATGATGCTGTGAAAAACTCCACAAGCACCTTTCCACGGTTCTGTGCGGTCTTCCATCCGCATTCCCAACAGCTCCATACCATCGGTAACTGTTTTCTCCCAATCCCGCCTTGATGTCTTATCAATCCTAATATCATCAATAATGGATGATGCCAATGCTTGAAGAACATTTGAAGGGATTATTTCCGCCAGATTCTGTTTAAACTCGTTATCTTCAACTTCTATTTCAACAATCGTAACCTCTTCGGTCGGCAGTTCTATTTCAACTTCCGGGGAATTGTTGATTTCGTCCAACGTGATGGGCCTGAGAGTTTTTTCCATGTTCCGCCTTAGTAGTAAGCCTTAACCCTGCGTGGTTTTGGTTCTTCATAATCATCAGAAGCAATACGAATAAAGCCTCCCTGACGGTAGCGCATTAATGCTTGGCTCATTGAATCCACCAAATCATCGTGTTCGCCATTGGGAAAATCAGCAGTTTGCTCAATAAGCTCCCGCGCCCACCGTGTGTCTGGACACCATATTACCCCAGACGCAAAAAGGTCAGAGATAGCGTTTACACGCGCTATCTTATCGTTGCCTTTCGACGGGGTAAATTCTTGTACCGGTATACCCATCTGTCTTAGCTCTGATATCAAAGGATGTCCTGAAGCCTTGGCCTCAACTATGAGTGTATCGGGATTAAACTCTTTATAGTGTTTAAACGCAACATCTTTAAGCTCTGTAAACTCCATCTTCTCCTGAAAGGAGTCTAGGAGTATCACGTTCGGTAGTAGTTTCCCCGTCCTTTCATCGTCTTCTCTGTAGAAGACTCCCCAAGTCGTACAAGCTGAGTAGTCACTTCTTTCATTTTTAGTAAAGGCGGTATCCCAAGACTGAATAACAAACTCACACTCCGGCGGTCTGTCTTCTTCCCAAATATGCCACCACTCCCGCTTTATCAAAGCGGACTCAGAGGACGTAGGTTCTTGCTGGTATTGTGCCGCCCAGAATCTGGGGAAGATAGTAGCCCTAGTTGCTTCTAATTCTTCCAAGCTCCAGAACTCAGGCCACAGAGGTAAGCCTGAAGGCATAATTGCTGGAAACTCAATCACCTCCCACTGATCTGCATCCGGGTTCTTTGCCGCATATTCCAGCAATTTACCGGTCAAGTCCCGCTTACCCCAACGGGTCATAATCAATAGAATAGCCCCTCCCGGCTGTAAACGTTGCCGTGGGCCGGTCATATACCAATCGTAAACCCCCTCAAATGCTTCGGGGTTTAAATTCTTACCATCCTGCTCTGAGTGGGGGTCATCTATGACGATCAAGTCACCGCCATAACCAGCCACAGCACCACCAACCCCTACAGCAAAGTAAGTACCACCTTTGTTTGTAGCCCATTTACCAGCCGCTTGAGAGTCAGCTTGTAATGCTACATTGGGAAAAACGGCGGCAAATTGTGGCGAAGCCACCAAGTTCCTGACCTTCCGCCCAAACTCTAAAGCTTTATCTGCTGTGTGTGAGGACTGTATAACCTTCTTATGTGGAAACTTACCCATAAACCAAGCAGGTAACAAATAACTCCCAAACTCAGACTTGGTATGTCTAGGCGGCATATTAATGATTAACCTCTTAATCTTGCCAGAGGCAATCCCCTCAAACTTTTCCGCCATAATCTTATGATGTCTACCAGAGATAAAAGACTCACCCCACATCAAATGGACAAAGTCCATGAAAGTCTGAGAAGCCTTACCTTCTTGTTCCGCCTTCTTATAAGCTTGCAAGAGCTTGAAAAGCTCCTCCTGCTCGTTAGCGGTCATCTTCCCCAGCAGCGGCGCTATCCTAGAGAAGTCTGTCATATCTCACCCCGCTAGGCTTCATCGTCCTCTTCTTATATCTCTCCTTATCCAATATCCCAAGGCTAGCCAACCGATCTACTATTCGAAGAATATTGTTCTTAGACTTCAATCCCAATCCCTGTGCTATGTCCAAACATGATGGCGCATAACCATACTGTTTCCAGAAGAATCTCACGTATAAATACACATCCCTTTGGCGTGGGGTCATAGGACTAGGCAACCCTTTAGTAATAAGTTTACCACCCCCTTTCGTAATGCTACGGGGGGTGGGGGTAGTGAAGTGGTGGGTAATCAAAGGGGGGGTCTTTAAATTTTGCTAGTAAAATGTGGTGGGCACACTGTCAAATCCTCGCGCTACGGCTCAATTCGACAGCGGGTG